ATTCACTGCACTGCACCTTTTCTTGATTATTAAAGAAATCAAGTTTGGTTGTACCTACTGATGCAGGGCTATCTGTTACCCCTAGACCAGATAAATAGGCTTTACCTGAATTTCGGAAATTTTGCGCAATTTCAACACTGGTAAATAATTTTTGACCTGCCAGATTAAAATCTAGCAATTGTTGGTTTGGGGAAATAATAGCGAACAATTTCACTTCGCCATTTTCTTGTTCTTCTGCTTTCACTTCTAACACTTCGCCACAATTGAAATAACGGCGATGTTCTGGCCATAAATTCGCGGTGTAGTGTTCTGGGTCGTAGGTTTCTGCCATTTCATGCAACTCTTGGGCGGTGATTTGGCGGCCGTCCACGGTGTAGCCCGATGTAGCAATACAAATAAAATCAGTTTTTAGTTTTGATTTGTTCATTTTAGAAATGCCTGTATTTCGCTTTATTTGCGTAAGTGCGGTCATTTTTGCCGATCTTTTTTACAAAATCACGGGGCAAAATTTGGATATCGTAGGATATAGGCGGATAACGTGCTATATCCGAAGATATCCAAATCTTGCCATTAAATTTTTGCTGTTTTTGTTGCCACAATACATTCACAAAACAACAGCAAGATAAAAAATGACGGAATCCAAGCTAAGAAAAAGAAAAACAAAACGCTACGATGACGAGGTGATTTATGCGGCAAAGTTTTTATATTTAAAAAAATACACGCCGAAAGAGATCACTGAGGAATTAGGTTTAAATAGCACACGCCCGATTTACTATTGGGCGGAAAAATACAACTGGCGCAATTTAATCAGCGAAAGCGGGATTGAAGAATTAATTGCGTTACGCATTATTACGCTGACAGAACGTGAAAACAAAAGCGATCAGGAAATAAAAGAACTAGAAGCCCTGATCGATAAAGATATTCAGTATAAAAAGCAACGTGCCGCAACGGTGGCGAAAGCGGTGGCAAAAAGTGCGGTCAATTCTGCGGACGTTTCTGGCAGTGAACGCACCTTTGCCGATAGTGGTGACGGCGATGAACGCAAGAAGAAAAAACGGGTAAAGAATGATATTTCCCACGTTACGCCCGAAATGTGCCAGCCGTTTATTGATTCGTTGTTTGATTATCAAAAACACATTCGCGCCAACAAGCACCACGATGTACGCAATATTCTGAAATCGCGCCAAATTGGGGCGACTTATTATTTCAGTTTTGAAGCGTTAGAAGATGCGATTTTTAGCGGTGACAATCAAATATTCTTATCAGCTAGTAAGCGACAAGCAGAAATCTTTAAAAATTACATCGTGAAGATGGCGAGGGAATATTTCGGTGTTGAGCTGACTGGCAACCCAATTATTTTAAGCAATGGCGCGGAACTGCATTTTTTATCGACTAACAAAAATACGTCGCAAGGGAATAGTGGCCACGTGTACGGCGATGAATATGCGTGGATTCGCGACTTTCAGCGATTCAATGACGTGGCATCAGCCATGGCAACACATGAAAAATGGCGTGAAACCTATTTCAGTACTCCGTCTTCCAAATTTCATGAATCCTATTCTTTTTGGAGTGGCGACAACTGGCGCGATGGCGACCCTAAACGCAAAAACGTGCCATTCCCAACTTTTGCAGAATTGCGTGACGGTGGGCGACTTTGCCCCGATGGTCAGTGGCGTTATGTGGTGACGATTGAAGATGCGCTAAAAGGCGGTGCAGATACGTTATTTAATATTGAGAAACTGAAACAGCGCTATAGCAAATACGCATTTAATCAGCTTTATATGTGTGTTTGGATTGATGATGCGGATTCAATTTTCACCGTACATCAACTTTTAAAATGTGGTGTAGATATTTCGAAATGGAAAGACTTTAACCCAAAAGCGGATCGCCCTTTTGGTGATCGTGAAGTTTGGGGCGGATTCGACCCCGCACACAGTGGTGATGGGGCTAGCTTTGTGATTATTGCCCCGCCTGCGTTACCTGGTGAAAAATATCGTCTGCTTGCACGCTATCAATGGAATGGACTTTCCTATGTCTATCAAGCCAATCAAATTCGCGCCCTTTATGAAAAATACAATATGACCTACATCGGCATCGATGCCACGGGCGTGGGCTATGGGGTTTATGAATTAGTGAAAGAGTTTGCTCGCCGTGCCGCCACAGCCATTATTTACAACCCCGAAAGTAAAACAGGCATGGTGCTGAAAGTGCATGATTTGGTTGAGCATGGGCAAATTGAGTGGAGCGAAAGCGAATTAGATATTGTACCGAGCTTTTTAATGATTAAGCACCAATCAACCAAAAGCGGCAATACAATGACATTTACGGCAGAACGCACCGTCAAAACGCAGCACGCTGATGTATTCTTTGCCATTTGTAACGCCATTAATAAAAAATCCTTAAGTGATAAACCTCGCAAACGTCGCAGATGGAGCGTACTAAATGAAAACTAATGTAAAAACAGACAATAAAAAAGGGATTGTTATTGCCCCAATTAATGACCGCACTTTTTCCTTGAGTGAGATCACAGCCTCGCCCGCATTGGATTATGTCGGCATAGGCTTTGATGAAAATTACAATTGCTATTTACCACCAGTAAATCGTCACGCACTGGCAAAATTGCCTCATCAAAATGCACAACACGGTGGCATATTACATAGCCGTGCAAATATGGTAAGTGCAACCTATGAGGGTGGTAAAGCCTTGTCTAAAATGGAAATGCGCGCACTATGTTTAAATTTAATTCAGTTTGGGGATGTTGGCTTACTAAAAGTGCGTAATGGGTTTGGTCAAGTGGTGCGTCTTGTGCCGTTATCTAGCCTTTATTTACGCGTGCGTAAAGATGGCGGCTATTCTTATTTAATGAAAAAATCGCTTTATGATACCGCACAAGAAATCTATCGCTATGATGCGAAAGATATTATCTTCATTAAACTTTACGACCCTATGCAACAAGTTTACGGATCGCCCGATTATGTAGGCGGTATTCAATCGGCATTGCTAAATTCTGATGCGACAGTATTTCGCCGTCGCTATTTTAGCAACGGGGCACACATGGGCTTTATTTTGTACTCCACAGATCCCGACTTAACCGAAGAAATGGAAGAAGAAATAGCAAAAAAAATCAGTGAATCTAAAGGCGTGGGAAATTTCCGCTCTATGTTTGTGAATATTGCGGGCGGTCATCCTGACGGATTAAAAGTGATTCCGATTGGCGATACTGGCACCAAAGATGAATTTGCCAACATTAAAAATATTTCAGCTCAAGATGTTTTAACCGCACACCGTTTTCCAGCAGGTTTAAGTGGTATTATTCCGACAAATACGGGCGGACTTGGCGATCCGTTGAAATATCGTGAAGTGTATCACTATGATGAAGTGATGCCATTACAAGAGATTATTGCAGAAACAATAAATCAAGATCCAGAAATCAAAAACTTATTAAAAATCAAGTTCCGCGAACAAAATTTCGCAAAATAAATCTTTGCTTTTAGCCTGTACAAAAAGCCATTCATTGATATAATTAATTGCAGTTATTTTTTTGTGATGGCTTTGGGGAAAATGGCAAGAACAACAGATATTTACTGTACTGTTTGCAATTCAAAATCCGTTATCGAAAGATCTGAACGGATACACAGTGAATTTACAAGATATTATTGTGCGTGCAAAAATCCCCTGTGCGGTCACAGATTTGTCATGAATATGGAATTTGGTCACACAACACGAAGTAGCAAATTAACCAAAGATAAATTACTTGAACTAGTTTTAGGAAAACTTTCAGAAGAAGAAAAAGCCAATTTAAGAAAGATATTAGATGAATAAAAAGCCGCTAGAAATAGCGGCTTTTATTTTTATGCTGTGAGTAACTTATTTGTGGCCACCTGCGCCAAAAAGTTGCTTCTGTTTTTATATTCAGGATGAGTTGCTACAAAGCTATCAATGCGTTTAATTAAAAGACTAGGTAAGGTTACATTGATTTTTTCGGCTTTCCCCATTAGGTGAGTTAAATCTACATCCACCAAACTAAACGTAAAGCCTTCATACTCTGGATTTTTAACGTACTTTTGTAATGATGTTGGCTGTGGGATTTCCTCTCCGTCTTCTAACATGCCTTCAATATGGAAAGCGATTGCCTCTTTTGCGTTGATGAATGCTTCTTCTAATGTATCACCAGCTGAAAAACAGCCTGGTACATCAGGCACCACCACACCGTATGCGTGATTTTCATCGCCCATTTCTATTCCGATTGGGTATAACATAATCTTTCTTTCCTTACTTATTATAAAAAATTGAATAATCAAAAATAGTTTCAATAAAGGGGGATTTTAAATCCCCGCTTGCTTTAATATTGTTTTTACCGTTTTTATTGGTAAATCCTTTTTGGGATGAGGAACAGTAACTCGCCCTTTCTTTGTTGGATGCTTGAATTGATGGTGACTACCGACAACATTTACAAGATACCAACCGTCATCCTCAATTTGTTTAATTATTTTTGCACTATTCATTTTACCTCTTACTTATTAATTTATGGGGTTATTATAACTCTTAAATATTTTTTTTTAAGCATTTTTTAGAGTTATTGGAGTTATTTTTTATTTTCTTTCATTTCGTGCATAGACACATAAGACGATTTCAAACTGCCGTAAGGTGCTTTTGGCTCAAATAGCACCAGCATTTGCGGTTTGTTGTTTTGGTCTGTTTCCTCGCCTGTTTCGTTATTGATGAAAGGAATACGAGAATTGG